CAGGTGATATGTTAGTTTACAAAGGTATGATGTTAGAACATTGGAGAGAACCTTTTATAGGAAAAGATTGTGCTCAAGTATTTTTACATTATAATAATCAATTTTCTCCAGGAGCAGATGATAATATCTTTGACCAAAGACCTCATGTTGGTTTACCAAGTTGGTTCAAAGGTGCGAAAATAAACTCATAAATAGTATTATGAGTAAATTAGAAGAAAAAGTAAATGAGATTTTAGGCATTGACACTCCTGAGCCTACAAAAGAAATAGTCAAAGCAAAAGAAATTAAACCACCAGTTCCTCGTATGGAAGACGCTAAAAAGCCAGATGTGGATAATGATTACAAATATAGTAGAGAAAACTATTACAATCTAATTGAAAGAGGACAAGAAGCAATAGAAGGAATACTAGACATTGCGAGAGAAGGTCAAGCTCCCAGAGCGTACGAAGTTGCTGGCGCTTTAATTAAAAACGTTGCAGACACCGTAGATAAATTACAAGACTTGCAAAAGAAACTTAAAGACTTAAAAGATTTACCAAAGACAGCAAATCCTCAAATCAAAAATGCTTTGTTTATAGGATCAACAGCTGAATTACAAAAGATGTTAAAAAAAGATGAAGATACTAAAGTCAAAGACATCACACCCAAAAAAGACTAAAGGTCAACACCCACACTTGTATAAATAGATATATGAAAATATATCATTACGTATATAAAACCACAAATACAATTAGTGGAAAATATTGTTATGGAAAACACTCCACAAAAGACTTATCTGATGGTTATCAAGGTTCGGGTAAATGGGTAGAAGATTGTAATAAATCTAAAATCAAATTAAAGACTGATATAATAAAATTTCTAAACACAGAAAAAGAAGCCTATGAGTATGAAAACCTTATAGTTGAAAAGTATTATAAAGATAAAAAGAATATGAATATGGTTGCTGGTGGTTGCGGATTTCAATCTGGGATAAATCACTCATTATATGGAATACCTAAATCTAAAGAAACAAGAAAGAAAATGTCAATAGTTCAAAAAGGAAAACCAAGATGGTCTGCTGAAGACAAGAAAGAAATTGGTGAAAGACAAAAAGGTTCTAAAGCTTATTGGTATGGTAAAAAACTTCCTGAGGAGATAAAAGAAAAGATATCAAAAGCAAATTCTGGCGATAAAAACGGAATGAAAAGATTTGGTTATAAGTTAAGGGGAAATAACAATGGTATGTATGGTAAAACTCATAATGAAGAAAATAGAAAACGTATGAGTGAAGCCGCTAAGAAATATTGGGCAGACAAAAGAAAAGAAAATGAAACTGCTTAAAGCAAAACTATCACACCCGAAAAAGATAATACTAAAGATTAGTGATTTAACTTATAATCATCATTACGAAAAGTATGATCCTAAACTTACAGATGGTGTGGGAGATATAAAAGACATTATGAATAATCCAATAGAAATTACCAAACACGTAATATCAGAAACTCCTAGATATGGAGCTGGTGGTAAAATATATAAAGAAAAATTATATAGTGTAATAAAAGGCAATCAAAGAATAACACAAGCTGTTCGATTAGGTTATACACATATAGAGAGTGTTATAATTGATGAAGAACACCCTAACTGTGGAACAGATGACTGTTGCAAGGAATGTTAAATGTCTGAAAATTATTTAGGAAATCCACAGCTTAAAAAAATAAACACACCTGTTGAGTTTACACAAGAACAAATTGTGGAATATCAAAAGTGTGCTGGTGATCCATTATACTTTATGGAAAACTATGTTCGTATTGTATCACTTGATGAAGGTCTTGTACCTTTTAAGATGTATGGCTTTCAAAAAGAGATCGTAAAAACAATTCACAATAATAGATTTACAATTTGTAAACTACCTAGACAGTCTGGTAAATCAACAACAACGATTTCTTATCTTCTACATTATGCTTTGTTTAATCCAAATTCAAACATTGCGATACTAGCTAACAAATCATCTACAGCAAGAGATATATTAGGAAGATTACAACTTGCTTATGAAAACTTACCTAAGTGGTTACAACAAGGTGTAATCAATTGGAACAAAGGTAATATTGAATTAGAAAACAAATCAACCATAGTTGCCGCTGCCACATCTTCAAGTGCTATTCGGGGGGGTTCTTATAATATAATCTTCCTTGATGAGTTTGCTTTCGTACCAGCGAATATATCAGAGCAATTCTTTAGTTCAGTTTATCCTACTATATCTTCAGGTACAAAAACAAAATTAATTATAGTATCTACACCTCATGGTATGAATCAGTTTTATAAGATATGGACAGATGCTGTTAATAAGAACAATGACTATATTCCTATTGAAGTACATTGGTCAGAAGTACCAGGAAGAGATCAGGCGTGGAAAGAAAAGACAATACGTAACACAAGTGAGGAACAATTTCAACAAGAATTTGAATGTGCTTTCTTAGGTTCAGTCGATACTCTTATCTCACCAGCAAAAATTAAGAACATAGTTTACATAGATGCATTACAATCTAAAGGTGGCTTAAGAATGTTTAAGAAACCTGACAAAGATAGATTGTATGTTGCCTGTGTTGATGTAGCTAGAGGAACAGGTCGAGATTATTCTGCCTTTATTATAATGGACGTAACAAAAGCTGATGATGGTAAAATATTATATGAAGTTGTTGCGACTTATAAAAATAATGAAGTTAAACCATTTGTATTTCCAAATATAGTATCCCAAACTTGTAAGGCATACAATGATGCTCACGTACTTATTGAGGTCAATGACTTAGGTCAATCTATATCAGAAGCAATGCATTACGAGTTAGAATATCCAAATATATTGATGACTACTCAAAAGGGTAGGGCGGGTCAAATACTTGGAGCGATGTTCTCAGGTAGAGGAACTTCATTAGGAGTTCGTATGACAAAACAAATAAAGAAGGTTGGTTGTGCGAATTTTAAGACGCTTATGGAGGGTGATAAACTATTAATCAATGACTTTAATATCATTGAAGAAATGTCCACTTTTTCACGTAGAGGTAACTCATGGCAAGCAGAAGAGGGTTGTAATGATGACCTAATTATGTGTTTAGTTATATTTGGGTGGTTATCTAATCAACCTTACTTTAAAGAATTATCAGATTCAAACATCAGAAATCAGATGTATGAAGAACAACAAAATTTGATAGAACAAGATATGGCCCCTTTTGGATTTATAGATAATGGAGTTGACGATCCTGAAGAGGATATAGTAGATGAGTATGGTACTCGTTGGTATCCTGTTGTAAGAAAAGGTCAATAATCTTTAGTTTTTCGTTATTATAAATATCTACAATGATAAAAAGTTTGACTATGGACGTAAGAAAACTTACGAATTTTGAAAATTTAACTAATTAAACAGGAGAATAACATGGCATTTCAAGTATCACCAGGTGTTCTCGTACAAGAAAGAGACTTAACGAATATTATCCCAGCAGTATCAACTTCGATTGGTGCAGTTGCAGGACAATTTCAAAAGGGTCCAATTGATGAGATTATTTCAATCTCTAGTGAGCAAGAATTAGTAGATACGTTTGGAAAACCTGACTCAGCAACGTTTGAGTATTTTTTCACAGCTTCTAATTTCTTACAATATAGTAATGCTTTGAGGGTAGTACGAGCCCAAAATACATCAGTAACAAATGCTACAGCTTCAGGCTCTAGCATATTGATTAAAAATGATGACGATTACACTAACAATTACTCAACAGGTCAAGGCTCAGTAGGTACTTTCGCTGCGAGAACTGCTGGAGCACATGGAAATAGTTTATTAGTATCAACTTGTCCAAGTGCAACTGCATATGAATCAATATCAACATCACTAGTCGCTTCAACTTCAACAACTAACGCAGTAGGTCAAACTACTATGGCAGTTGATGAAAGTAGCGTATTTAATGTTGGAGATATTATTCAGTTTTCAAGTACAGCAAGTACAGATGATTTTGACGATGGAGATTTATATAAAATAACAGCTATTGCTGCATCAAACGAAACTTTAACATTCGTTCAACACCCTAGAGGTTCGGGCGGATTAAAAAGAGTAATCGAAGACGATAGTAAAATCAAAAGAAGATGGAGATATTACGATTCAGTTGAAAGAGCTCCTGGAACTTCAGCTTGGACTTCTTTAAGAAGCGGTTCAGGTGACGAGATCCATGTAGTTGTAGTTGACGAAGATGGTGTTATCACAGGCGAACCAGGTAGAGTATTAGAAAATTTTTCTAGTTTATCTAAAGCTGGCGATGCTAAAACTCCACAAGGCGATAACAATTATTACGCAGAAGTAATATTCAATAAATCACAATACATTTATTGGATGGACCACAACTCTGCAGGTAGTAATTGGGGTAACAATGCAACTGGAACAACTTTTACTGCAGTAGATACTCCTACCCTTGAGTCTTTTGCAGGTGGCGCAGCAGGTTCTGCTGTAACTACAGGACAACTACAAACAGCATATACTAAATTTGCTGATGCTGAAACAGTTGATGTTGGTTTGATTATGGCGGGTCCTTCGGGAAGCGCAGTTCATATTGATAACTTAATTACAATTGCTGAAGAAAGAAAAGATGCAGTTGTATTTTGTTCACCACAAAGATCAGACGTAGTTAATGTTACTAACGCAAATACACAAATGTCAAATGTCATTGGTTTCTTTGATACCATTAGATCATCTTCATATGTTGTATTTGATAGTGGTTACAAGTATGGATACGACAGATACAATGACGTATACAGACACGTACCATTAAACGGTGATATTGCAGGTCTTTCTGCTAGAACTGATACAGTTGCTGATAGTTGGTATTCACCAGCTGGTTTCAACAGAGGTATCATTAGAGGTGCAGTTAAGTTGGCATTCAACCCAACTAAAGCTCAAAGAGATCAACTTTATCCAGCGAGAGTTAACCCAGTGGCTACTTTCCCAGGACAAGGTACAATCCTTTTTGGCGATAAGACTGGTCTAACAACACCAAGTGCTTTTGATAGAATAAACGTAAGAAGATTGTTTATTGTATTAGAAAAGGCAATAGCAACTGCTTCTAAATTCCAATTGTTTGAGTTCAATGATGAATTCACAAGAGCGAACTTTAGAAACATTG